GATAGGTTTCCTATGGTTTTAATTAGAGAAATATTTGATGTTTGGTTTGGACAAGAATTTGCTGAAGCGTGGGAAACCATAATGATTGAGATACCATTTGATTACAAGGGACGTAAGATATCTTACGGAACTGGTAATCCTATGGGTCTTTATTCATCATGGGCTTCTACAACTTTAGCACATCACTTCTTATTATGGTTAGCCTGTAAAAGGGTTAACCTTAATTGGAAGCGAAGTCGATATATGTTATTAGGTGATGATATCGTTATTGCTAACGATAGATTATCTAATGCATATAAAGAAATTCTAACTGAGTGGGACATTGGGTTTAACGTAAGTAAAACCCATGATTCTCCTTATGGTTTTGAATTTGCTAAGCAAATCCGACTCCATAAAGAAAATGTTTCACCTTTTCCCTTGTCAGCTCTCTACGAAAGAAGAACCGAAGCTATTACTAGTTTAGGTATCATCCTTCAGGAGATCCGATATAAGAAATGGAACTCAGAATTGATGTCTGTATTAGAGGATTATTATCTTTTAGTAATGAAGTGGAAAAGACCTAGATTTAGATCTTTTAAACCTACACTAAATTTAATAATATCCTTTGTCCGTTATCTACAAGGAGAAGAGATTCTAGGCAAGGCCATAAGGTCTTACGTAGTCTCTTTGCTCGGTAAAGTTCCAAAGTTTCCAAAGAAGATGCATAGGAGGTTATTTACCCACTATGTAGCTTGTAAGGTAACTCAGAAACTTTACCTAGATAGTAGAGAAAGGATAGTTAGTACCAATACTAAAGGTAGCTTGGGAGACCTTGCTACTGAAATGGTAATGGCAATAACTTCTCTAAGAGACGGTGGAGCAGATTGTTTCGATTTAATCGAAGCAGTTCCGTTCCTTCAGGTATATGGTAGGGCCGAAGAAATTTATCTTAAGTCCTACGATAACTTATACGATTACGGTATGGGAAGCTCACCTGAGCAACTCAGACGCGATATCGGAAAAGTTGATATACCTCTTTCAGACCAAGGATTTTATGTACGTCATAGAGATGTACTTATAGTCCGTGCTATGAAAGCCTCTAAAATCATAACTAATCTATTGAAGACGACAACTAAGGTTGACGCTTACAACGGTCAGCTAAGGTTCGAGCTTCCTTGGGGTGAACGTTTATTAAATAAATATCCACACCTAAGAAGTCCTAACCAAAAGGACTCCCGGTCTTAGACCGATTATCCTACAAATTTAGAGAGAATTGTGGTGAACTAAGCCTTTGGGTTTAGTAACTATGATTCCCTTTAGGGGATTAGGATAATTACTTTGCCTTAGG